AAGTGTAGCAATTTTTAATAAGGAAATATATTACTTAAGTTCTCAAAAGGATTTAAGATATTATGGTCTTTATAAATGGAACCAAGATGATAACTTACTAAAACTGGTATATGAATCACTTGATCCTAAGGAGAATCTTGAACTTAAGAGGGGTGAGGATAGTTCTATATACGTTATAAAGGGTGATTTTAAGAAAAAACAATATTGCCTACTACCCAATCTACATTGGATATCAACACCACATTTAGCTTCAGGAATTGTTAGCGATACTACTACCCTACCTGGTATCAATGAACCTATTGAAGCCTTTTCTTTTAAGGCAGGATGGATTGTTACACGAGTAAGAGGTATTAGAACTATATGGAAAATGGACATAGATGGTGCAAGGGGTACATTATGGATATGGGGAGATGTTTCCTATGATTCAAGAGATCCATTCAGGCTTGATATATCAGATATACGGTATGAACCATATATGATTAAGTTAAATAATTTTAACTGGAAAATTTCTAATACTAAGCCACAACCATTTCCTTCGTCATATTATGACCACCCTTTACCAGCTTTTGTAGTTCATCCTATTACTACCATAATAAAGGGACTTCTTATAACTACATATGGTGCCTATGGTATACCCACTCATGTTGGAGCTCTTATTTCAAGATGGAGACCCTTGCTCTTAGAAGGCTGGTTAATTGCTTCTGTTATGGTTCCCGGTAGTGGAGACCACGATGTTACATGGAAGGAGTCAGGTCAGAGGCAGAATAGATTAGATTCGATTGATATGTTTCGTGATTCTATTTTGAGTTTACAAGAGGAATATGGTATTGAACCATTTAGAACTGCATTATATGGAAGGTCTGCAGGAGGTCTTTTAGTAACAAGTGTTACAATAAAAAATCCAAATCTGGTTGGAGCGATTTATGTAGAATCACCCTATGTAGATGTATTAAGAACTATTACAAATCCGTCTCTACCATTAACAACTCTTGAGACAAGTGAGTTTGGATCTCTGGAAAATCCCTTAAATATATTAATTACGGCACGATGGAGTCCAATGGAACATATTCCTGAAAATGGGATTCCAGAGTTATTTGTTGTAGCTAGGACTGATTTGAATGATTTAGAAGTATATCCATATGAAGTATTAAAATTCATACATAGAGTTCGCGGTCAAGGAAAAGGTTATGAAAAATTAGTCTTTGTTCACAATGGACTTGGGCATTTTACTACAACTACTAAATCAAGAGCCGAAGATTTGGCACTTTTGAATAAATGGTTAGAAACTTCCATACTGCGTAATAAAAATAGAGGTTATAAGTATAAGATGCCCATGACTCGCAAGAACCGTTCCACCCGTAAGAACCGTAAGAATAATGTTGCTTCTCGCAAGAACCGCAAGAATAACTCAGCTTCTCGCAAGAACCGCAAGAATAACTCAGCTTCTCGCAAGAACCGCAAGAATCGCAAGGACTAAATCCAATTCCTAATGAATTGTTTTCGGTGCATTTCGTGAGGTCCATGCGTTTTTAGTCCTTCACGGTGTTTTTCTGTTCCATACCCTTTATTATTAAGAAGTCCATATCTTTCAGAGATGTCCTTATTTTCTTCTAAGGAAGACCACTCTTTGACAAATGTATCTCTAGATACTTTTGCCAAAATAGATGCTGCTGCAATGGGTAGGTAAAGGCCATCACCACCTGCAATACACTGGAATTTAATATCATCATCAGGCAATCCTAAGATTCCATCAATCAGTAGAAGTGTAGGTTTTATTCCTGATTTACAAGCATTTATAGCTCTTCTAAAAGCTTCCTGATTTGCCCATGTCATACCATTTTCATCAATTTCAGAGGCTTCTACTTTACCAACTCCCCAATCAGTAGCAGATACCTTAATTGCCTCAGCAATCGAATCTCTCTTTTTTTCAGATATTTTCTTACTATCGTTAATTTTAGGTGCTATCTCACGGTGTTTATCTGTCCATTCTTCTTCTACTGGCCATATTACAGCTCCGGCGAAAATAGGCCCCCAGAAACAACCACGGCCTGCTTCATCAATACCAACTTCAATTGCTTCTCCTAAAGAATAAGTTGTTTTCATTTTCCTAATTTTACTAATAAAGGCGTAGCTTATCAATTTTCAATCTAACTATGACTTAGATGAAGGCGACGCAGATTTTATATTTAGTTCTAATTATTGCCTTAGTTGCTTGGGTATTAAATAGTACTAACCTACTTGATTCTACAAAAGATGGATTTGAAGATCTAATCAAGGCCTCTGTATCAGAACCTGTTATACCAAAGGTATTATCTGTAAAAAAGCTCCCAACAGAAGTTGTGCCTAATCCACTAACTCCTAGTGAATTACCCTATGGGCCTTATGCACAGATGGCTTCTGTAGGATCTTTTCAATATAAAGATCCTTCTTTGTTTCCTGCTGAGCTAGCACAGATGAAAAAGATTTTTGAGGATATAAGGTCGTTCTTAGTATTTGAGGGTGTAAATTTAGCAACCTCTTCAGATCCTAATATTCAACTACCTCTTACACAGCTTCGTGCTGACAGTCGTAAAATTCAACAGGAGATTACAGTCTTGAATAAGAATCCTGGCGTACAATCTCAATTGACTCAGCAGGACTTGGCCGATATTGATGGATCTCTAACATTCTTACAAAAGAAAGTTAGGCTTTTTGAGACATCTGGGCTAGTATCGGATGTAGTAGAAGGGTTTCAGAATACTGGTCAGAAGACTATTGCCTCTAAGAATGATCTTGAACTACTTCAAACCAAAGCATATTCTGCTATTTTAACATTGAGTGCATCAGGGACAGTAGATCCGGTTGTTCAGGCTCGCATTAAGGCATTACAAACCATGTATAGTAATATAACTGATATGTTAACAAGATTAAATAATGGATCATGGACTGAAAAAGATATTCCGGTATATGCTGAAGATATTCAGTTTGTTTTGCCAGGGCTTGCAAATCCACAAAGGGGGCTCATGAATATATTTAGTCAACCAAGTGGAAGGAAATTAAATCTAATCGAAGAACAATTATCAAACTATGTTGGAGAAGAAAATGCTACAAGTGTATTTAATAGTATAAAAGACAAGGGTATGTTTCGTGTTTCTGTTGATGTAGGATATAATGTAAATGGATCTAGTCCAACAATAAAGAAGAATATGGAATTACAGCCAGATGGTTCTATGCAAATGTCGTCAGGTTTACAGCAAGATGGTTCTATACAAATGTCTTCAGGTTTACAACCACGAATGGAAAATTCCGTAAATATGGACTTACCATTTGATACTCAGACACTGGGAATGGATGATCGTGCTAGACTGAATGCTCCTAAGGGTAGGTTTGATTGGAAGAAGCGTACAGAATCTATATGTGATCAAATTGCACGGAGGGGGTTAGATCCTCTTGATTTTGGATGTATTGCAAGCGGTTCATTAATGTCTCCTGCTTACTCATGGCGAGGACATGCAAAGATGGTATGCGGTCGTCTAGGATCTACATTAGACCCTGATCTCCCTGTTACATGCGGATGTCCTCCTCAAGGATGGAAGGGGTGGACAAGGTCTGTATAAATAGTATTTCAATATGTTAGAAAGGAGATGAAGTTCACAATAATACATATGGCAGTAATTGGTCTAGTTGCACTCATATTGGGTGGTGCTGGGACAGCTGGATTTCTGTATCGTGTAGGATTTCAAAATAGAGAGGGGTTTTCAGATGCCCGGCCTTGTAATAAGTGTGGTCAACCTGAATCTATGTGTGGATGTAAGAAATGTGATTCTTGTGGAAATTCTAAACAAAGATGCGGATGTTCATCAAAATCAAAATCAAACTGTGCTCCTGTAGCACCTTGCCCTCGCGTAATGGAACCCGATCTAAGCAAGTATATTTTGAAATCTCAGATACCTTCTTGTAATCGTTCACCACTTCCTGATATGTTGAACTATATGTTGAAAACTGAATGTCCACCTGTTCCTGACTTGAGTAAGTATGTATTGAAGAGTAGTATTCCCAAGCCACAGCCTGTTATTATAGATAACAGTAAGTGTAAGGGTGATGTTGGCGAGTGCCCTCCATGCCCCCGCCCTCGTTGCCCTGTTGTAAAGTGCCCTGCACCCACTAAATGCCCTACTCCGGCTCCTTGCCCTCGCCCTGTCTGCCCTCCTACTGTTGTAAAGTGCAAGTCTGAAGAGGCAGTTGATACGACTGTGCGCCCATTCCTAGCACCTCTCAACATGAGTGGCTTCGGTATGGCTTAAACTTTTTATTGAAAATACCTTGATATTCTATGATACATAGAACCTCAAGGGCTTTTAATAGCATTTAAAAACTTCTTATAGACTTTCATGGATTCACGCATTTCTGGAGTTTGTCTAGCATGATACTTGGCACGATAATACATTGCCTGAGCTCCTCGGACTTGTTCTCCCCGTTTCCTTGTTTTAAGATACCGTATGGTCTGTTTAGCTTTCTCAGGAGTCCCATAATGTAAATGACTTTTCTTTCTAGTATTGTTGAATAGCATTCTAATTATGGTAAATAAAAATGGTCTAAACGAGTCACTTTAATACATACTATAAGATGCAGATCTTCGTGAAGACCTTGACAGGTAAGACGATCACCTTGGACGTTGAGTCTTCCGATACTATTGAGGGGGTGAAGGCAAAGATTCAAGATAAAGAAGGGATCAACTAGGGGTCCAGAAAAGCATCCTGCCAGGACTATAAGGGCTCTAGTCATGGATAAACAGTTGTGGTCCCTTTGATGAACAAATAAAAATCTCTCCCAATAGTGAAAGAATGGCTAAGGAGTATGCTAAGAAAGATGTGTTGCAGTGGTTTTGTGGATTTTATGAAGGTGAAGGTAGTGTATCAAATGATATTGGGAATAATAACCGATTAAGGTTGAGTATTTCTCAAAATGATCCTACACCCCTTGAAATAGCTAAGAAATTATGGGGAGGTGCTATAACTAAACGCACTCGAAAATCTCCGGCGAGTGATAAAATTTGTGTAGGTTATGAATGGAGATTACCGCACAAACAAGCACTTGAATTTATTTCTGATATTAAGCCTCTTATGATAATTCCACAAAAAATAAACCAGATTGACAGAGTATTAAATATCTTTAAGTCTGCTGAAAAGATATTCTATAAATGTCATAAGTGTGACGAGGAATATGCTAATCCCTCTGGAAGGAGACGACATTTTAAACAGGTTCATCAAGACACAGATGCTAGTGCCGAGGCCAAAAGCCAGGTGCAAGAAAATCAAATTGCGGGAACTTCCTAAAGATCTGTTTACCAAGGAATAATGTGAAAGCTTATTCTGGATGGGGTAATGACCTTATGTATGGTAAAAACAACAGATATATATGGATAATCCGCAGCCAAGCTCCTAAATCCGTTATGCGAGGATATGGAGAAGGTTCAGAGACTAGATGGTTTTCGGTTATCAATGAAGGGATAGCACCCTAAGATGGCTTAAGGTATAGTCCGGCCTATATTGAAAGATATAGGAGGGAATGCCCACCCGATCAGCAACGACTCATCTTCGCAGGTAAACAGCTCGAGGATGGTCGCACTCTATCAGATTATAATATTCAGAAGGAGTCAACATTACACCTTGTGCTAAGACTTCGTGGTTAAATAACATATAATAGTAGATATGCCTTTACCTATTTTTACAGTTCAAACATTTAATCAAAGTGTTCTACAGCCAGCTGGAGCAGTTTTTGCCCAGAGGGTTGAATCTATAAGCATTGCGCGTAATTTTTTTGCTGGAACTTCTAATACTGCAGGTGGAAGAAGCACAATGATGGAGAAGAAGATGAATGATCTGACAACTGCATTATTAGAAGAATTAGATCAACAAGCTACTAAAAAGTATCCTAATGCGGTTGCCCTTATAGATCTAAACATTGACTTTTCTGATATGGGCAAAAATGATTCTAATATGTTCCTAGCAGGTCAGGCAAGTGCAACTGCACTAATAAAACGTGCAAAACCAGTTCAGGCAAACTCTGAAGTTGTCTCAAAGCCAGTTGTCCCCATAGCTCCTCAAATTCAGCCTTATCAGGCCCCCGTTCTACCTACACAACCTTATCAGGCTCCCATGTTTCCTACACAGCCTCAGGCACCTAGGCAAAATTATACTACAAGGCAAAATTATACTAGACAGAACTATCCCAGGCAAAACTATACCAGGCAGAATTTAGCCCCTAGGCAGAATTTAGCCCCTAGGCAGAATTTAGCCCCTGGTCCTCCACTACCCCCTTTATCTGATATAGACGTCGGAGTCCCAAGGCCAATTTCAGGTGGAAAGAAATCA